GAAAATGCGCCACCTGCCAATTTTCAAAAGTCATGCCAGCAGAATTCCATTGATATTGAACATAGTTAGGATTAGTGGCATCCATGCCTTCTAATCTTTCAACTTCTTGAAGTGGTAGAGCAATAGTAGATTGTACGCCCATTTTATCATCGATATCTAAGTACAACATAAAGTCACCGTACTTGCACATTGTTCTACACCAGCCAAAAAGATTATATTCAATATTTAAAACATTGTGATACAAAAGATCAAGCACAGCTTTAATCTCTTCATTTGAACAGTTGATGTTCAACATAGGACGGAGTGCAGAAAAGGTGGTCATTTCATCAGCATAGATATCAAGCGATGAAGCAATCTCTGGCATATACTCCATCTGATCAAAATCAATATATCTCTCACTTCTTCTTTGGTTACCAATAGCATTTGCAGCAATTTGATCTAGAGGGTTGTAAGTTGATTTCTTAAACTGTTGACCAGAAGCTGATTTAAATCTAGATGAAAACTTATCTAAATGTTGTCTTCTAATTTTCCGGCCTGATTGAGAACGGTAATTAACGATTGGGCCGGAAAAAAGACGGGTTAGTCTTTTAAAAAGCTCTGATTCTTGATTCGCTGGGTTTTTGCCTTTTCTTGGGTTGTTGGGTGCCATTTAAATTCTCACTTTATAATCCACATAAATTCTTTGTACATGTTCTCGGCATCTGACATTTTATCTAAAACGCCATCCTCTTTATAGCCGATCTGTCCTTTAATTTTTGTGTCAAAACTGGTTCGTGATGTTATTATAGCATCAACAAAAGCCTTCTTGTAGTTCAAATCTCTTTGATTTGTTTGCAGGGCAGTGTCTCTAACCCAACAGGCGATTGCTAATGCCATAACTAAATCATCGTTATATCCTTTTAATGCTTGGGGTTTACCATTTGTCCAAATAAATGTTCTCAATTCATTTGCCAAACGGGATGAATACGTAGTAATTAGTTTGTTTCTTATAAACTCTTCTAATTTAGCAACTACAAGCGGCCTAGTCTTAGATGATGTTGTAAAACCGGCCACTGCAGACGTTCTGTGTTCAGCCATGTGCTGCTCTATGTATTCATGTGTTGACTTCACAGAATAATATATATTAGGATATGCATAGTCAACTAACTTGTCTAGCACAGTATATCCAATACTATTATTTTCAATTACAACCATAGCATTTCCAAACTCTCTTCCAATCTGATTTAACATATTGGCATACAAATCAGGTGTTGGTTTACCTTGATACTCTCCCACTACTTGCAAAGTTTCTAGCTTAATTATGTGGAATGTAGAGTAGTCGGCGCCATCACCGCGGGCCACATCAGCAGTCAGTAAATATGTAGATGATGGGTCATACTCTTCCCAAATCCAAAAATTGCGATCAAATGCGGTTCTATACTTAGGCTCAGTAATGTTTGAAGTAATCCACTCTAAAGCACCCGGATCAATCACAGTCTCACCCGATGTGTTGAAATTGCATTCAAGTTCTTGAGCGATTTGTCTGCGTGACATATTTTTGGTTTCTTTTTTAAACCATTCCTCATCTCGCTCTGGGTGTACATCCCACATTAGTGTTGTAAGGTTAAAATTATTTTCTTTAGTCTCAGCGCCAATACAATTTTTGTGAAACCAATTACCAACACCATTGGGGGTAGATATCGCGATGCATCGACCACCAGTAGAAAGTGTAGGATACAAACCAGTCCACAAATCTTCAAGGCCGTCGATATGTGCAGCCTCATCCAAAACCAAAAGTGACAGAGCTTCTGATCGACCTGCATCACCAGATGTTGATGCAGCCTTAATTGTTGAGCCGTTTGACAGTTCAAATGATGTGCGATTGTCTGTTGAAATCTCAGCAATCCGAATCCAGTCTGGTAAATTCTTCATGATGCTTTTGACTTTACGCACAAGGTTCCCAGCTGTTTCAAACTTAGTAGCCATAACAAGGATAGACTTATCGCGATGAAACAACATCATCCAAACAATGTATCCAGCAGTTAGAGTAGATATACCAAGCTGCCGGCCTTTGTTAATTATATTAAACCGATAATCGTTAAAATCTTTTAACAGCTCATCTTGATAATCAAAAGTATTAAAAAGAATTAGCCCATGCATCGGATGAGATATACGTGCGTAAGTTTTAAGAAAGTACGAGGGGTCTTTGCCGCATTTAACTACTTCTTTTAATATTTGTTTTTTTGTTAATTTGAAGCTCATACATCTTTCAGTGCCTCTTCAACCATAGACTTGATTTCTCTAAACCCAATTTGTCTACGTGGAGGCTCAATATAATCAGGTGCTAATTTTTCAATCACGGAGGTAAACAAATCAACCATCTCGTCTGGCTGCATGTCTTGTACTAAAGCTGTGACTTGATCTTGTACCGAACCTAAACTGGACTGTGGTTCTGAATCCATACCAAAGGGCATTGTATCCGCCGCCCTGTCAACTTCTGCATCATGCGGAGATTGACCAGACTTTGGTGCTCCACTCTTACCGTAATCATCAGTTAACCAGCTTGGCCTAGGGGCATCGCCTTTAATCCAAGCAATAACTTCGTCAGCCTTTTCTCTACTCATGGCTTCAGTTATAAAAGTCTCTTTTAGGTATTCCTCAATAATAATTTTTTTAATTTGAGATTTAGTCAATTTCATTGTCTACAAACCCTTACAACCTTTGATTGTCAAAAGATTTGATAAAACATCTATCTCATTTTGAATTTTTAAATCATCATCAGAATTGTTAGAATCGCTTTTCAATGTTTCCAACTTTTGTTCAATGTCTTGACAACTTGCTCCAGCATATTCACTTTCATTTAATTTAGCTGAAATATTGGCTGTAGGTTTATACGCTCTTCCACGGGCTCGTTGACCGGTAGAGATTGCAATTGGATCACCGCCCACAATTGCAGCAGATAGAAAGTCAATGCTAACATCAAGACTGTCAATCTTGTCGGCCAATTTATCAATTGCTTTGGTGAGAGCAGGATCACTTTGCAATTCTTCTTTAATAATTTGCTTCAGTCTTGACTTTGCGATTTTCATTTTACGATTCCTTTTTTCTGGTATCGTTTTGTGGACGCTTGCCTCCATCGCCGTTCCAGCCACCTTGGTCAAGAAACTTTCTAAAATTATCTTCAAGGCGATCTTCGGACGCGACATTGTGTGCCATATCCTCAGATAATCCACCAACTTTATAATACATCTTAGCTGTAACCCAGCTTCTGACTCTAGATGAATTCTCAACACGAACATCTACTTCACCATGCTTAGTAAGTGTGACGCCTGAGCCAGTAATCTTTTTGTACTCTTTCTTTAAAAATTTTACAACATCGGCAATTCTTTGCTCAATTTCTTGTTCAAAACCATTAGCGTAAACTTCACGAAGTTGCACTTCTGAGTGAAACCCGAGACACATCATGTTTCCATTGAAATTAATATTAAAGCCATCCATAACTCTTTTGTCAATTAGGGGCCTACCCTCTTCACGCCGAAGACCTGCTACCACAGGCTCCCCATTTTCGTCTAATGCTCCATCGTATGCATTAGCTGCGGCTTGTGATAAACCTTGTATAATTTCGTAAACTGTTGCCATTACTAGTCTCCTTTGACATTCTTGTAATATAAATAGTGTTTAACTGAAGAAAGGTAATCAGACGCTTTGGTGATTTTAGACTGAACCCACGCATCCAATTGTTCACCATCTTGTATCATCTGTTCTAATTCAGAAGCATACTCAGCGGTTCTATATAGTTGTGATTTGGCCATTTGAGACTCATCATCATAATCCTGTGACATCTGGCGAGGTTCAGGAGTAACAGGGCCGCAGCCTTCAGTTGTAACGGTTTCGCCATCAGCGGGAGCTGAATCTGCGCTTGCACCGCCGGGCTTCAGTCTTTTATCAAGCAGATCAAAAACAATTTGTATCACATTTCTTTTTGTATTTAAATCCATACCTTCTTCGGCGGCCAACTGAAGCATATACTCGTAAACTTTTGCAGCTATGTTGCGTTCTTGCGGGCTAATTTCGCCGGCTGTTGCCTTGGTAGCATCACGCGTTTGTTTAGTAGCTTTACCAACACCTGCGCTAGTACGATCTTTTTTTACGTCTAACGGGCTTTGTTCTTCAAGAGATTCTAAAATAGCTTTCTTGATATCATTTTTTGTAATTTTCATCTGGGCGCCATCCTTTACTCCACCTTTCCTCACGCCCTTCAACAAATTTAATGTAGCAACCATGGCAACATTCAAATTTAACTAAGCAGACATTATCCATAGATTTTTTAGGAAATTGTCCGCAGACTGGGCAAGACTGAATGGATTCTCTATTAAGTAGTTTTTTACTGACCTTTATGCCATTTACATCAATTTTCTCACTAGACTCATCATTTCGCTTAGTTTTTCGATATAAGGCCTTCATTTGCTGAAGATATTCCTTCTCTTTTTCTTCGTTCCAATTCGCTCTGGGATTCTGAACAGCCTCGGCGCCGTATTTCTCAGATATAGCTTTCTCAACAGCAGCTATTTGATCATAATTTTTACTCATTAAATGCTCTATATGCTCCATATGATGCCGCAGTACCAACTAGGATCCCACCAGCAAAATATAACCATTTGTGCCGGGGTGAAGTTTTTTTTAGTGCTTTAGCCAATAAATCAATTTCTTTATCTTTCTGCATTATAAACAAATCATACTCATCTGTTAAGGCTTTATGCTCAATTCTCAGGTTTTCTAATTTAAATTCATATTCTTCTTTTTGTATTTTTAGTTGATAATCAGTTCTTATATCACAAGAATACTTTAAAATATCATAGTCTGCCATAATTTGTGCCATGGCGTATTCATCGAACAATACACCTGCAAACGGTGCGGGTGCTTTATATTCTAAAACTGTAAACTTGGCCGGCTCAGTTGCTCCGACTGCCATTGTCAACATTAGCAAAAGATTAAGGAACATACTGAATACCAAACTTCTCTTCTATATCTTTAATTAGTTGTTCTCGATCACTATTAAATTTGTTTCTATATTTACCTTTCTTATCTTCTCTTAATTCGTCAATCATCTCTAGTGCATCTTCGTAGTCTTCTTCAATTGCAGCTATGGATTCCAGATGACTTTCCATTAATTTTTGTTTTTCACGAATCTCTTTCTTGTGTATTTCTTTTAAGCCTTCGATCTGTGCTTGATGCGATTCATTTTGTGCTTCGTATGCCTGCTGCATAAGGTGGTAATCGTATCTACTTTTTAAGGATACAACAGCAGCCAAAATTAAAATAAGTAAAACTTTCCAATTTTTAAGAATAAAATCAAAAACTTTTGCCTTAATCATTGTAGCCTCTTAGTTTCGAAATACCATCAATCACTGTCTGACCGCCAATATAAATTGCTGAGATAATTACCCAATCTTCACTGGTCACATGTCCAGCTAGCGTCAAGCCTGTTGCTGTCAACCAAACCATAAGTTTGCGTGATGTTAGTTTTGCCAACCATGAATCTAAAAATGCTTGTGCTTTTGCCATCATTTACGCCTCTCTTTTAAAAATCTTTTTAGCTCTTCTCTGACAACTTCGTCAACTGCATAAAGAGCTTTTAAATACTTTTTAGCCATAGCTACAGATTTGGAGCAGCCTTTCTTTTCTCCCTGAGAGCCATCGCGCTTTTTTTTATAAACGCATTTACCAACACGCTTATAGGGCATTTACTTAAGTCTCACCAAGTTAGGGGCCATATCTGGACGTGCTCGCTTAAAATCAGCTATTGAATTACTGATAGCATCAACCTCAGCAGGACCATCATACCATTCAACAAATACCGCTGCCATATCATATCTAACAACCCACTTTCTTGTTATGCCAGCATCAATACACAATTGTGTAAAGATAGCCGCCACGGCTTCCGGGTCTGTTTCTTCAACTTCCTCTACAACCACAGTCGTAGGGGAAACGGAAGTTTTAATTACTAATTTATTCCAAAGTGTTTTAATCCAATTCATGTTGCTAATCCATTCATACTTAGTATCGCAATCAATCCGGGCACATTCTTTCTGACATAAACGCCAGAAAAAAGTGTCTCGCATCGACCGCCGACATAAGCGATTGCCGACTCAATATTCTTGCTGACTTTTGGATCAGCTACCATCTCTTCTGACACAACCAGCACTAACGAACCTGCAGCAGCCTTACCTTTAGGTGGAGGGCATGCTGACCGGTTCATACAATTGTGGAGGATCACCGATCCAAGCTTTCCAGTATTTGGATCTTTTATCATAGTTGAGCCCATGAAGGCACGACCGTCATTGCCCAAACAAGTTTCTAAATCCTTACTATCAAAAGATTGGATCGGTGAGTCCTCAGTGGAGAGTTTCAAAACTTGAGCCAATGACTTAGCAAATTGCGTGTTGGCTACTGGGTACATACCAAGCATGCCAATTCTACCACGCAGTAATCTTGTGGAGCGCTCGTTATCAAGAACGATGTGCGGGTGCTTGGCAACATCATTTGCCAGCGTCAACGCATTACGAGCGATTGTGGGGTTAAGGTTTTCTTGTGCTGTTGGCCATGATACTATATAAACGACTTTGCCGCTTGACTGAACAGAGCGCATGTAACGCTCAAAGACAGGATGGAGAGCGGTAACAGAACTACCGGTACCACCGCCACCGCCAGCAAGGACGAATAACCAATCGACCTTACCGAGTTTGATGCGGAGAGCATCTTCAACAATTGCACCATTTTGACTTAAAACCTCTTTTCCATATTCTACATTCTTTCCGATTCCATCAGAATCAGGAATTAAAACGACGTGATCTTCTTCAACATTCTTAGGAATATCTTTTCCTGTTGAATTTACGAGTAGCGTTTTGTTGAAACCAAGTTCAATGAACGCGTTCGCCATTTTGTTGCCTCCGCCGCCGACGCCAACAAAGCCCACGTTTATCGAAGAGGGGGCCGTGTTTTCTGGGAGAAGATCTTCATCAGAGTATTCCATCTGTAATCCGAAATCCTCGACCATACCGAAATCTTCAGCATCTACCTGTTCGTGATAGTGGTCTTTCTCCTGATTGAAGGAGGGTGGTGGTTCTGCGGGAGGCAGAAAATCAAATTCATTGTTGTCATTATCAGACATATATTAATCCTTTATTCAGATGCTGGTGTCATCCAGCCCATTTTTTTACAGCCGCCGGGTGTAACGCCAGACGTTTCGTATCTTCCTGTTTTAACAAACTCGCCTTTTTCACACATCTTCTTAGCTTCTTCAATAGCATCATCAACAAGGTTCAAAGCATGGCCTCCGCCACTATCAGAAAGTACGTTGTATATTCTTCCATATGCACCCAAGTAGCCACCCTTAACTGGATAGAGGGGCCAGTATGTAAGACACAGAGCGCATGTAACGCTCAAAGACAGGATGGAGAGCGGTAACAGAACTACCGGTACCACCGCCACCGCCAGCAAGGACGAATAACCAATCAACTTTACCGAGTTTGATGCGGAGAGCATCTTCA